CTTTAAGTTCCTCCTTGATAGCCTCTACGGAAGCTTGAAGCTCTTCTCTCGCAGAAGCGATTTCAGCCTTCTCTTGTTCCGCAGCTTCAAGAGAAGCTTTGTACTCATCATCTTTTTGTTTAATGGCTTCGGCAAAAGTCGAAGTCATGCCAGCGACTGCTTCTTCAGAAAATTTCTTTTCTGCAAGAGAGTCCTTTAGTTCTGATAGTAGAGTTTCTAAGTCCATGATTTTAGTATTGTTTACAGTATTTTTTAAATTTTGTGAAATTTTGTCAGATATTTTTTCTAAACGAGCAGCTTGTGCTTTATCAGAATCTTCCTTAAGGTTTTCTTCTTTTTTATATTCGTTACTTATTACGCCCTTAACATTCGCGGCAGGTTTCAAAGTGAACCCAATGCCAAGCGGATAGACGTTGCCAGTAATCAACCTATAAACTGGTTCTCCATCTTCAGTAACCCCTTTACCACCAAAAGCTTTTAAAGCTCCCTTCATTTCTTGCACCTCTTTTGGGTCGGAAATGATTCTAGCTTCCTTTAAATTTTTGCTCCCTACGGCAATTTTGTATTCACTGAAACCAATCTCCCAACTAGCAGAGACGGTATTGTACATCTTATTTTCTGGGTCGGTGCTTTTTTGCAACAAATCAAAAAACTCTTTATCTATTGTTTTGTAAACTACGGCGCCTAATGCAATATGGAAGGGATCTTGTTCGTCTTTATCTACATTAATTAAAATAGTGCTATCTGAATAGTCACTAAATCCAGCATTAACAATATGGCCTACAATCTTCTTTTTATTGTGTTCAATATTGGTTGGCTTATGGATAAATTGTTGAATAGATTCAATAGCGGTTTTTGTATTTATACCATCTCCGTTTTTATTGAATTCATTTACAACAGCCGCATTAAAAGCCACGCCCATTAAATCAATGTTTTTTTTCAGATCTACGGACGTTGGTATAAGGGAACGAAGATTTTGAATATTAGCTTGGCTCAAATTAATGCCAGCTATTTCTTCGCAAGCTTTTACCTCAAAATCAAAAGTTGTAGTATATTTATACTGCATTAAATTTTTAAACCATGTTAGGTCCAGCCTTTTGCGAGAAAAGACTTGCGACGCCACCACCCTTTGGAGAATAAAGACTCGCATCGGTATCCTTTGTAATAGTACCTTCTGATTTCATCTTTTTAACAATTTTTTCCTGAAGCTCTTTGGGTAGATTCTTTTTTTGCTCGTCACTTAAACCAGCAAGCATATGTTTTTGGCTGTAAATATTCGCTTCCATTTTGGAGATGATTTTATTCACTTTTTGGCTATATAAACTAGAGCAAGCGTTATATGTCCCTTTATCATCTTCTTCTGCTGTGTTTACTGCATATGTGTCGTACATCGAACACATACTCATAAATTTTTCAAAAACAGGAGCCTCTGTTTCGTTATATTTTTTGGCGATTGAAACTTCAATTTCGCCATTTGAACGGTCAATGTTCGCGACTAATGGGTTTTTAATTTCTTTCATATTTTTTTGAATGGTATAAAATTGCTGATGGATATATTTCTAATTGATGGGCTTCAGAAATGTTCAATACACTTTCTATAGTTCCAAGCTTCTCAATAGTATTAAAATCATTTACACAAGAAATTACTGTTTCGGTCCAATTTTCTTTTTCAGACGCGCAAACAACCGATTCGCACAACTTGCTAATCATCTTTTCTTGATCATTATTTAGCGATTCGGCGCCAAGCTTCTCTAGCATTTTTTCTGTAGCAATAGAATTTAAAGCTTCAACCTCATAAATGGTTGCCTGAATATTTTCTCTGGAGAATTGGTCTTTAGAACCTTCTGGTCTTCCAGGCATTCCGTTTGTTGGTTTTTCTTCAGGCTCTTCTTCTTCACCTTCTGGCTCAATCATTGGTACACCACCAACAACTGGATTAAAGTAACCTTTTTCTCTTTGCTCTACAAATTTTTCTTGTGCTAATTCCAACTCTTCGGCTTGTGGGAATCGCCCAGTGTGGAACAGCGTCATACCTTGTTCAGCAGATAGGATCCCAAGCTCCATAAGTCTTGTAGCGACACGCATAAGTTGAGTTTCGTCACGAAGATCAATATCTTTAAATTTAACAGTAGGATACGATCTGAAACCTAAATCTTTTGCAATTCTGCGAATCTCTGGTTGCAAGAAATCGTGGATAAATGCTTCTCTCGCCTCTTTTAATCTATCCAAAAACACACGGGCTTTAATTTGTGCGCCATTGTATTTATCGTCATTTAAAATGATATTTTGAAGCCCTTCTTTAATGTCTTGGTTGATTACATCGTATTTAGCGGGGCCGACAACTTTATTAATGTCGGGGATTACAAAGTCTGCTTTTGTGGTATAATCAGAAACCAAAACACGACCAACTGATTCGTTTTGGAAAAGCTTTTGCATAGCTTTCACATTGTTTGGATTAACGCCACCTTTTTCTGGTTCCGCACCCATAGTAATCATAAGAATAACATTCTCGACGGTTCTCATGATCGCTTGATCCATTTTCTTCATTTCCATTTTGGCATTAATATCCTCAAGAACAGGATAACCAAATGGAATAGCGAATGGTTCGTAGTCTTGCTTTTTATAAAAGCTGTATGAAATTTTATCGTTTTTAAGATTAATCTTTAGACCATCTTTAAAGTAAGCGCCATCCTTGATTTGTTTTTGGACCTCTGGTTCCAAAGCATCGAAAACAGCCTGATCGTAATCATTCTTTGGATTTGAAAGTCTTTCCATATCAAACTCAGAAAGAATCTTCGCGTAAGCGCCATCTCTTGTATTGAATACGGTACTACGTTTTGCTACAATCTCGAAAGGATTCAAAACAATATACTTCAATGGAAACTTATTCAAAGACGGACCTTCAGAAACGTTCTGCGAAAACTTTTTGTAATCATCTAAGCTGAATTTGCCGTCAATACGATATAGGAAAATGTTACCACTTCTGTAGTATTCTCTAAAATATTGATCTTTCAAATCCCAAATTTTAATTCTGTCAAAAAGCTTCTCAAAGAAATTTCTAGAAGTTGCATTCCCACCTTCTAAATACAATTCTGCGTTTGCAAATTCTGACATCATATCAATAGTATTCCTAAAGATGGGTACATTCGCATACGCCTTTTGACATAGTTCAATAGCTTCTCTTACATTGATTCCGTCTGATGAAATCTCATAAGGAAGAAGTCCTCCCCTAATTTGGCTATACTTGTTGGTAGGGGCCGTAACAGACGATCTATTGATTCTTGTGCTTGTATTAGATGATGAGAGATTGCTCACGGAACCAGATCGACTGTACGACCCCTGGGAAACATGATAAGCTTCGCCCATAGTAGCGGGTTCGACAGACTCTTGAGCTTGCGCGATTTGTGGCGCAACTCTTTTAAATTTATTCCAGTAGTCAGATTTTTTGGTGTATTTTCTTTTAGCCATCTTTTTTATCCTTAAAGGAGGTCATACATACTGCAATTCTTTGCTTAATGTCCTTATATTCCTTCTTCATGGTTTTGTCGCCCAAGCACCTAGCCATAAATTTCTTTTGTTCCTCTTCTTTTCCTGGTTTTGGTATAGGCATAACTGATTATAAAGTTAATTACACTTTTTAAAAGTGACTTTTTTAACTTTTTTAAATAAACATTGGGGTGAATCCATAATTCGTCTCCTCTGGGACATTCATCATATCATAATAAATACTCATACCCCAGTTACCTAACACTAAAGCTGAATACGAGTCCTTTCTTGGTCTGTCCACACCTTTTTGTCTTTTTAGATTACTTGGCAAATCAAAACTTTGAGTACCACCAGCAGACGTAGATACCTGTATTAAAGCACATTCAGCCTTTGTTAGATCAATCATATCTTTCTGGTGTTCAATAAAATCAATCATCTTGGCGCCAACATTTTTTTCATCTTCGTACTTTGAAAATTTTAAATCTTTGATTGGGATTTTTTTAGCTTTTTGTATTGAATAGTTATCATCCATAGCTGTAGCAGCAAAGTATAATTTCTTTCTATCAAAAGCGGTTTGTAACATTTCATTAGCATTTCTAATCCAAACTGACACTGGTTTTCTCAAGTGACATATCTTTTTATTAGAAAGGTTGTAATTTCTTCTCGCTTCTTTTAAATCTTTTACATATTCGTGCGGATTATCCAATCCCGCTTCAAAAACACCAATTTCTAGTTTCTCTTTCTTGAAGATATCACTTTCGTTACAAGAGTTGATAAATTGAACCCCACCATTGTAGTCTCCCACAATCATAATAATATTGAAGTGGTCTAAAAGATATTTAAAGTAAATTATATGCTTCTTTAGGTTTGTCCCAGGAAGTGCGTAACTATGAACCACAACACCCTTCTTTTCTTCTGGTAAAAGTTTTATAACTTGAATAGCAAAGTCGTCAGAAGTTTCTGATTCAGACCAAGATGGGTCAAACGCCAAAATATATTCTGCACCTTCTTCTCCAGCTACCTCAACTGCTGGAGATTCGCCGTCCTCAATAGTACATTCGGCCATTTTGCTGATTTTAAAGTAACCTGCGCTGTCATCGGTAAACTGAGCGTTAAACTCTCGATCAATCTGAGATTGGCTCATTGTACCCCTTGCTTGAGAAATCAAATTCTCATCATACAAAGCTTTTGGAGCGCAATCATAACTAAATTGCATAATACATCTTCTACCTTGATTCTTTGCACCAGGATTGAAAATCATATTCTCATAGGCTTGGTACATTTTATAGAGATACTCAAATTTGTAGCATGCGGATGATAGACCAATCATTTTATTCGACGGCCACTCCGTTCTTTCCTCTTCTGTCATTTTGCCAGCCTCAATCATGGCGTCTTCTGCGTCTTTGATTTTTTGCCTTTCCGTTGGGTTCTCTACAACCGCTAGGAACGGCATAATAACTTCATTCAATACCTTTTCTGGCATAAGCAAAAGCTCATCAATAATAATACGCTGAAAACGAAAGCCACGAAGCTTTTCGCCGTCACCAAGTGGCAAAGCAGTAATACGACTCTTGCCAATTTGCATCGACCATTCATCGTTTGATTTGCTTACTTTACCAATACATTGTTGAAACAATTCCGCTTTCTTGTCTTGTGCTATATCTTCAATCTTACGAAAGATCATCTTAGACTGACGGAACGATTTTGAAATGATTCCAATATGTACACCCTGATTTAACATCGCGTCCAGTAAAGCAAAAATGCCAGTAGAAAAAGACTTAGACATACCACGAGACCAGATTCCCAAAAAGTAATCATTCTCCATCATAGCTTTAACAGCCATATGCTGGAATGGGAAAAGCTCAATACCAGTCAACAATTCGGTGGTGAAGGTTACGTTTTCTTTTAAAAATTTATATAACCAAATTTTAGCTTTTATGTCTTCTAAATACCCTTCAAGTTCTAGAACCTGCTGGTTAACAGGCTCTCTTTTTAGTGGCTTTTGATTTCCAATGTCCCAAGTCATTCTCTCTCCTTATCTAAAAAATATTGCACATCCACATCCCATAGCTTCTTACCCAAAAGCAAAAGTTTTGGAATGATTTCTTCACTGTGTTTTCTGTTATCTGTAAAGACAAATTGACAGTTTCCTGCAAATTCGTGTTGAATCGAAATTAAGTTTGAGAATACCCAGCCCAACTTAGGCGCCCTTCTGCCTCTAGTAAATATAGCTTCTTTTTCTATAGTTTTAATTGGCTTCTCGACAACGATATACATATAACTGTCAAGCTCCACACATCTTTTCATTTCTCTTCTAAATCTATCTACTTGGCCGCCAAATGTTGATAAGAAGTCACCAGCGCTTTTTCTATCT